TTAGAAAAGCCCGGCTGGGTTAGCCTGGATGTCCCAGCTGAAGATCAGCACCTCCCTCGCATCACTCCCTTTGCCACCACCGACCGTGTACCGGATTTCCGTCGACTCGATGTGGAAGTCTGCAAAGCAGCGCCGGATATCCGGGTGGTCGTTCAGGCTGATAATCGCCTTCCCCTTCAACCGCTTCAGCATCTCAGCCATCTCCAGGTACTGCTCGAAGCCGAACGGCACGCCGTAGCCCTCCGTCTCCCAGTACGGCGGGTCCATGTAGAAAAGGGTGTGCTCTCGGTCGTAGCGCCGCAGGCAGTCCTGCCAGGTCAGGTGCTCGATGTAGGTGCTGCTCAGACGCAGGTGCGCGGCTGAGAGCGTCTCCTCGATCCGCAGCAGGTTGAGGCCCGGAGGCTGGGTGGTAGCCGTGCCGTAGCTCTGCCCATCCACCCGCCCACCGAAGGCGCTCTGCTGTAGGTAATAGAACCTGGCAGCCCGCTGGATATCGGTCAGGGTCTCCGGGCGCGTCTCCTGCAGCCACTTGAAGACCTGGCGCGAACTGAGTGCCCACTTGAACTGGCGGACGAACTCCTCCAGGTGGTGCTGTACGACCCGGTACAGATTGACTAAGTCACCGTTGATGTCATTGAGTACCTCGACCTCTGCCGGAACAGGTCGAAGAAAATAAAGCGCGGCGCCTCCTGCGAACGGTTCGACATAGCACGAGTGGTGGGGAAACAAAGGAAAAATGCGGTCAGCGAGCCGCCTTTTTCCTCCCATCCAGGGAACGATGGGTTGTGCTGACATTAAGCCTCCTGACAGCTACGGCCGGCGCTCGGCGGCGCTTCATAGAGGCTCTTGGCCTTCAGGTGATTCACGGTGCCACAGCGCGGGCACTTTATCTGGAGCTCGGAAAAAAAGCTGGCGGCTGCCAATTTGCGCTGACAGTTGCCGCAGCGGATGTCTTGTAGCATCTGCAATGCCTTTTGGTATCTGGTAGGCTTCGCCGCGCTCGCGCGAGCACGGGGCCTCGGCTGGCTTGCAGGGTCTGTCTGCAGGTCGGTGCCTCCTCCTCTGTGTTCCACCACCGAGGAGGGGGCGCCCCTCTTTTTCTAACGCCTCACCGCTCCGCTGGCGTCGGTGGCGTATCCAGGATCTCGGTTGCCCGCTCGGGGGTCAGTAGGGCCTGGCTCACCAGGTAGTCGACGCCCTGCCGCACCAGATCGGCAGTGAGGTCCACGTACTGGGCGCGCCCGGCCAGGTCCAGGAAGTCCTCCACAATCACGTTATTTTTCGCGGCGGTGCGGATCGCCAGGCGTTCCTGGTCGAAGCGCATCAGGAAGGCCAGTGGCGTCAGGCGCCAGTCGGTGGGCGGCGCCTCGCCCGGCACCACCTCCCAGCGCTGCACCCAGACGCCCCGGACCAGCTTGGGCGGCAGCTCGCGGATGCTATCCCAGGGGTTGGGCCGCGCGGGCGGCTCGGTGGGTTGCACGGCGGCGTAGCCCAGGGACAACGCATGGTCGTCCGGCAGTGGGTTGACCAGGGTCGCGGGCGCCAGGCGCTCGCGCAGCTGGTGCTCGGCGATGGGGTACTCCAGCGTTTTTGTGTCGATGTACAGCATGTGTCACCCGATTAATTTGACTGTGATGCTGCCCGGGCCGCCGGGGTTGCCGGGGTTGCCGGGCGACCCGCCCCATCCACCATTGCCGGCGGGGGCTTGAGTAAACGGGTCACCGTGGTACGAGCGGGCCCCGCCCCGGCCGCCCTGGCCACCCGCAGCGGTCACCGCTATGCCGTTGGAGAGTATCGTGCTCGGCGCCCCCGCGCCGCCGTCGGCGCGTGTATCGCCACTCGCTACACCACCGGCCCCGCCCGCGCCAATCGTCAGGGGCATATTGGTGGCCAGGGTCAGTATCCCGACCGCCATGCCGCCCGAGGCGCCGGCCTCCCCCACCAGCGAATAGAACGGGTCGCCGCCTCCGCCGCCGCCGCCTCCTCCGCGCAGCGTCACGGCGTACTGGCCCGGGTACAGCAGGGTCCAGTTGGACGTTTGCAACACTCGCGTGAACCCCAGCGGTTTGGGCCGCATGAACCCTGCGCTAAACATCACACATCCCCCGCGTCGATGAGCATGCCGTAGATGCTGGCGCGTCCGCCGACCCGGTAAAACATCAGCAGGTCGCGCCGGTTGGCGGCACTGGTGAGGGTCGGCGCCCCCCCCGTCCATTTGACAGTGGGCGGCCAGGTGATGGTTTTTTGACCGCCACCCTGGATCTCCACATGCCAGGTCACGATGCCCGCGGCGGTGTCGGGCAGGTTTTCAAACACCACGGTGGTCGTGCCCACCGCACCGCCGGCATAGGTCACCACCAGGGACGAAAACTCGTTCAGGCTCACGTCGATACGCACCTGTTCGCTACTCGCGCGGGTCACGGTGCCCAGGCTGGCCACGGGCCGGACCCGCACGTTGCCAGTCTCCTGCCAGGGGCCCCAGGTGGTGTCGTCCACCGCCGGCGACACCCACACCCGCGCCCCCGTCTCGAAGCGTCGCTGCCAGGCCCCGGACCCGGAGACGTCCGGCCACTGCTTGTCATACGAGCCCACGCCGTACGTGGTGGCGGTGAGGCCGGGGATGGCCAGACCGTTCGGGCCGCCGTCCATGAACCCGCGCACGCTGCCCTCGGGGACGTTGGCGGGGGTGCGGGCCTTCCAGGTGCGCAGGTCCAGGGTGGCGCCGATCCCGCCGGCGCCGATGCCGAGCTTGCTGGCCGGGCTGAAATTGCCGGAGTGCCAGGCCATTGCCCAGGTCGACCACGTGCCGCCCTCCTGGGCGCGTAGCGCCAGCAGCGGGTTGCCGGCGGCGTCCCGACCACACGCGACCTGGCTCACCCGGTTGGCCTGACCGGCCGTGCAGACGACCCACCCGCGCGGGGTGGCGTCGGCCACCGGTGGCCAATGGTTGGCGGCGGCGTCGGCCGGCGTGCCCTGCACGGCGATCCAGGCGCCCAGCGGGGCGTTGTCGAGGTCGAGCGCGCCCCGGGAGACCAGCGGGCCAGCCTCCACCAGACTGCCGGGCTCGGCGCCGACCGCGCGGGTCGCGGCCGTGCCCAGGCCGAGGGCGGAGCGCCCGGCCTCGGCGCTGGTGACCGCCAGCAGGTTGCTGCGCACCCAGGCGCTGAGGGTGGTCAACGCGGCCCCGGCGCCGCTGAAAAACGGCAGCTTGTTGGCCGCCGGCGTCAGCTCGCCCAGGGCGGCCAGGGCCGGTCGCAGCGGCTGCAGCTCGCCCATTCCAGCCACTAATCCGGCTATCGCCGCATCCAGTTGGACCAGCGCGGCGCGCAGGCGCAGCACGTCGTCGGCAGCGTCGTTCTGCGGGTGCGGCAACGGCAGCCCGTGGGCTGTTTTATCATCGATGTCCATGGATCACTCCGTCACGATCACGCGCAAGTTGCGCACGCGCGGCCTAGCGGCCGGGCTGCCGGTTAGAGTCAAACGAACCCGTAGGGTCGCCGCCGTGAGGTTTGACGTAACGCTGGTCAACTCGACGGCCCCGTCCGCCGATGGGGCGGCCGTGGCGTTCGCACACGGTAGCCAGGCGCCGCTGTCGAGCTGGTACTCGGCGCGCACACTAGCGCCGGCAGGCAGCACCGCGTCGTAGACAACCCGCAGGCGCACGTTGGCACCCGCGCTGATCGCGCGGGTGTAGTACGTGCCGTTGCCACCCAGCCGAGCGGCGATGACGCTGGTTTGCCCGTGAGCAATGCCGCTGACGTAGGAGGTCGCATGGATCACGCCACGCAGCGTGACCTCGCCTGAAACCGGAGCGCTGAGTTGGATAGACTGCAGGTCTGCTACCGGTACAACCGTTCCGTCCGGCATATCCATGAAGAATTCAACGAAGGCGGCCGGGGTCGGCGCGGTGCAACTCGCCAAGAATTGCAGGTCGGTCGCTTCGTCCAACGTAACCTTGCCCAACGGGATTTCGTGGGGAATATCGGGGACGTAGCGGGCGATGTTCAGCCGGAAAAACAGGTCCTTATCTTGGTGAGGAGTCCATGTGACTGCGTTGGACGAGCTGAGCAGTACGCCTACATCGTAGGCCTGAGCGGTAACGCGCTGTTTCGCAATGCTGTCGTAGTCGCCCAGAGTTGCGATTGCGAGTGCGTGTGCCTGGTCATCGGTCAGCACAACCAGCGCATACTCCAGTCCCGGGTAGAGTGTCGCCACTGCAGTGAACGATACGTCGAACTCGCCGGTGTTGACTGGCTGGTAGTGCGCCTCGGCCAGCACGACTCCTGTCGGTAGGCCATTGCTGGTGGTCCGAACCTGCACGAGTACGGGTTTGTTCTGCGCACCGCGAGTGACCAAGTGCAGCGTGACCGACTCCAGTTGGCAGGTTCGAGTCACGCGAAAGGTCTGAGCAAGCGGGTCGAGGATGCAGGTACCGGGATTCAGAATCTCGTGAATCCTGGCCTTGGTCGCCCACGCTTCGATTGAAGGGAAATCCTTTGGCGACCAGCCGGGCGGCCACGGTTTCTGTTCCGGCTCGGACAACCCCCAGCCCGCACCGTAGTAGCTCAGTTCGTACTCAGGCTCGATGGTCGTTATGTCCCGCTTCTCGATAATCTCCCGAACCCCTTCGCCGTAGAACGCGCTTTCAGCCATCGATGCGCCCTCGCCGACAAACACGACGGACTTGCGTCCCGCACGTACGCCCTGGGGGATGCGGATGGTCCCGGTAATGACGCCCTGAGCATTAGCGGTCAACAGCGGCACCGGGGTGACACCCAGACCATCAAACGTTACAAGGACCAAGCGCTCGCCGTTGCCAAATCCACTCACGGTGAATGCGATATCCCGTTCGCGTAGGGTCCAGATGGCTTCGGTAGTGCTGGTCTCAGTAGTTTTGGTGGTCTTGGTGGTCCGGCCGGTTGCTCGATACCACGGGTTTCCCTGCAGCCCTGATTGAATCCGCTCGGTGACCGGAGAAGCCCACCGCGTGTCGGTCTCTGTCCAGCGGTCCTCCGCCGGTGATAGCTGGACCGTGGCCGGCATGGGTAATTGTGCACCGTAGGGGTTGATGGCCATCGCCCCGGTACGCATGCCCTGAGCTACCTCCACGTGGCGGGTCGACGGACAACGCAGCCAGCGCGCATTGCCGCCGTCCAGAGGCACCGCGCTGACGAGCGGCAGGATCAGCTCGCCACTGACAATGGCGGCGGTTTGGGCGATCCCGGCGTCACGCATGCTGTCGTCCAGGAACGGATCGACGAAGACTCCCCGTTGGATGCCCTGATCGCGGGTTCGGGCATCTGTCAGCAGGCGTTGCTCGGCCACCAAGCTGGTGATGTGGTCCAACTGACGCTGCAAGCCTGTGAGCGCCCGCATGGACATCATGCGCGGACCATCCGCCGAAACGACACGGGTGTCACTGAGCCACGTTTGCTCGACTATGGCGATTGGCAATAGGTTACCGGGCACAGTCGGCGGCATGGGATTCGCCAAGGTTGCCACGCCTCGCTGCCAGACGACCGAGCCGCCTTCGTCGAGGCAGATGCGATCAATGCGCGGCAGTTTGCAGCGGTAAGAGACCAACACCATGCTTTCGGGTACGGCGTGCTCGATGCTGAACCCTCGCTCGTCGGGCTCGATGGGTACCGGACTGTCGATGCATCGGTAGGTGACCGTGTAGGTGCTACCGACAGCGGGTTCCGCGCCGGCTGGCGACCAATCGACCGCGCCAGCGGTGAGTTTGTAGTCGGTCGGCGCGGTGAACTCACTCTTACCTTGCTTGACACTGACAATGCTGATGACCGAGGCGTCTGGCAGTGCGTCGGGTGCACCGACATAGCCACCATGGGTGACATCTACGGTGCGTTCGCGTGTTACCTGAATGGTCACGATCACGGCGATGGCCGGGCGGTTGACGTTAATCCGCTGCCTGCCACTGGTAACAACCTGATGGGGCTCGGACTGGATCAACCGGGTATCAGGCTCCGCGTCATAGGTGACGCGACGGGAGGTGGCGAGTGATACCGCCTGGCCGTTAACACGCGCTCGGCCAGATCCAATTAGGAATATCTGGCGGTCGTTGGCGTCGCTGCTCAGCAGCTCAACGCCCAAGCCATTGACGACATAGCAGCCATCGGTTGAGTCCCGGTCGTATTCGGCAATCGCCTGGGACACGACGTCGAGGCTTGGCGGTACGGTCTTTTGACGGACATTGCCGTCGATGACCGAATACACCGGGTAAAACGCCGCGACCGGCTGGCTGGCCTCCACGCCCCAGACGGGTTCCACCTTCAGGCGGTCAGCTCCGGGCTCGTTATAGCCCCGGGTGCCCGCTGCCGGATTGAGCAGATCGGGGTCTTCCAGTGAGGTGACGATGGTGCTGACCAAGAACACGCCGATGGTGACCGTACCCTTAAGCGGGATGGTCAGCGTCGCAGCGGCTACGTCCCGAATAGCGCCGTCGAGGTAGAGGCTGCCGGCCTCCAGGGTAGTTTTGCCAGTCACGAGGTCGACGACGATGCCTGCACCGCTTCGGATGTCGCCATCTCGCAGCAGCACGTCGGCGATACGTTTCAGGCGGAATTGACTCGCGCTCTGCAGCTCATTGAACTCAGCCGACTGCAAGATACGGTCTGGATTAAACAGGTGACGGTCGTAGCCCTTCGTTGGGCTGAAGCGATTGTAATGCTGCGTCATAGGGTGCGGCCTCAGAAGGGCAATCAGAAGGGCAAAACGTATTCGAAGGTCTGTTTGACGTTCTGGTCGCGGACGATCTTGGTTTGCAGGCGGTCCAACAACTTCATGCGACCCGGCACGGTGATTTGATCAGGCGTGAAATAGAGCTGACCTGGCGGAAGCCCAGGTGCGGGCTGGCTGTTAAAGAACACTCCAACCTCTCTAATCGTCTCGCCCTTGCCCTCGTTGAAGTTGAAGGTGCAGCGAATATGGGCGTAGGCCGTGGGTGTCGATGAGGGGCTATAACGCTGTCCGTTAGGCATTTCGATTTGGCCATTCGAATCGGGGGTCACGAACTGGGCCTGTGTGGCCCGCCGCCGACCCACCTCAGCGACCAGCGCGGCAGCACTTGTCGGCTCAGGCTCGGGCGTAACATCCCAGGCTGGATCGCCGCGCCCCCATGCGAACATGATGGGTAGGGCAATGAAAATCTCGCACTCGCCTATACGGCCGTCGGTAGAGAGGGCAGGCATGGTCACTCCTCGGTGTGGTGGCGGAAGGGGATGTGGAGGCGCCACGGGCCAATCCATGGCCCAGGCCACCTGCGGCGGAAAAATCGCTCGGGTGCAGTCGTAGACCTGCGTTGCTGAATGGCCGAGAGGGGCGGTGGCAGGTCGCGGGCGAGCTGGGCTTGACGTAGCTCGCCAGTGGTGCCGGCGGGCTCGGGCAGATCTCGCGCGGGGCACTCGGCGCTGCGGACGTGGCCGATACCGCCGCTCACGTCGACCATCCACACCGAGTCCAGTGCCCAGGAGTCCCAATACATCGCATCGCGGCGCAACGTGACCGAGCGGGCCTGGGTGGCGCCGCCTATCACGCCGCGCGGTGGTGGCGGCAGCAGTGCGGCATGCCGGGCGGCGAATGACACGACCACGCCGTCGACGAGTACGCCGGAGTCGTTGTCCAGGAGCGCGCTATCCCAGCGCGACGAATCGGTGACAGCGGGCCGCACGTCCAGGTCGCCGTAGAGGCGCACCAGGTGCGCGCGGGCCGGGGCCGCGAAGCGGGCCAGTTCTAGAATTGCCGGTAGCTCGGCAGGCGTGACGGGCTTGTCGAGCTGGAGCTGGTATTCAGCCCAACGCGCGGCCGAGCTGGTGGTGTCCTCGACCTGTGCGCCCAGGCCAATCCAGGACATAGCCAGCTCGACTGCATGCGGGGTGCCCTTAACCCTGTGCCACTTCACCGCGTCCTTGATCGCGCGGCGGCGGGCGTCGTCGTTCTGCAAGTGCTGCCAGATCGGGCCGACGATGTTGAACTGCTCGGCCAGGTGCGGCAGCGCCGTGTCCGGCACAAGGTCAACGAGGTAGACCAGCACCGCGCCGACATCAAGCTGCTCGATGCCTTGGGACAACTGGTCGAAAACCTCGCTGCGCTGGTCGCCAGCAAGCGATGGCGGCAGCAGGCTAGGCATCGGTGACGACCCGGCCCAGCTCGACGCTGAGTGTTTGCAGACGGGAGTACTCGTGCAGCGCCAGGGTGCGCAGCGCGGCCGGCTCGACCAAGCGCACGTCGTAGAGGCCGTCGATGTTGCCCAAGGCCGTCTTGATCTGCGCCGGCACCAAGTCCGCGCCGATCTCACGGCCTTTACTGTCGGCCCACGCCTGCAGGCGCGTCCTAACCTGGTCGAGCACCAGGCTGGGCACGCGGGTTGCGAGCACGTCGACGACCAGGCGCAGGTTGTAGTCGACCGGGGCAGCGCCGAGGACGGTCACGCGGTCGCCGAGCATGCGGTTCTTCCGGTCAGTCAGCGCGGCCCGCACCAGCTCAACCACTTCGGCTGGCGGCTGGCCGGAAACGTCCAGAAGCACGACATTGACCTGGCCGTCCGGCGATGGGCTGAACACCTGCACGTCGACCAAGGATGGCGCGGTCGTCATTGCCAGCCAGCGGTAACGGGCCGGGCTGCCCCAACTGAAGCGCTCCGGCGCCGCCTTGATGCGGGCGCGGTAGCGCTCGTCGCCCTCCGCGTCGAGGCCGCCGGCCGTGGTCGTCAGGTTCTGCACAGTCACGGCCACGGGCAGGCTGTCGACGGCCTGGGCGACCTGGCCGGGCAGGTAGCCGTTGCCGGCCGGGCCGGGCTCGGCCGCCACAACGGACAGCTCGGCCTGGCTCTGCCCAGCCGCGACCATCAGCTCTGCGGCGCATGCGAACTGGACGCCGGCGCCGGTAGCGACGCGCCAACCTGCTGGGACAGTCAGCGCCTGGGCCAGCGGCGCCTCGAACACCACGCGGATAGTGGTTCGGGCCGGCTGCGCGGGTAGACGGGGGGTGTCCATCAGCTCGCCCAGGTAGTCGAGCATCGGTGCTCGGGCGAACGCCACCAAGTTCTGCTTGGCGGCGTCGTTGATACCGATGCGGACGAGGGTCTCGCGGTATGCGGCCAGGTCGACGAGCAGGCGCTCAACCTGCGCCGGATAGAGCGTGCGACCGGTCATGCGCTCATAGGCGGAGATCATCTCAGCCGTGATTGAGGCGGCATCAGCATCGACAAACACGGGCTCAGGCTGCGCGGACATAGGTCACCTCGGTGGACTGGATGACCCCGCGCGCCTGCCACTTCACTTGCAGCGTGATGTGGCTGCCGTCGATCAGCACGCGCACCTGGACGACGTCGACACGGGGCTCCCACATGCGTATCGCGTCGACGCTCTCGCGGACGAGATACGGGGTGACGCGATTGACGGGCCAGTCGATGTAGAGGTGGAGGTTGCTGCCGAACAGCGGGCGGTGCGGGTCGCTGCCGCGCGGGGTCGAGAGAATCAGGCGGATCGCCTGGTCAATGTCGCGGACGCCTTCGACAACCTGGCCCTCGCTTCGGAGGGCGGGCTGCCAATGCAAAGAGGTAATGCTGGAGAGAGGGCGTGCGTTCATGCCCCCATCATGCGAAAGCCGCCTCGCGGCGGCTTTTAATCGGGGTTAAAGAGTGCAGGGATTAACGTGGGACGGAGTCTCGCATTCCGTAGATAACTGGATGAGTAGTAGTAGCGGTCAGTCATACATCGTCCTCGCCGTCAGTGGCTGTGATGATTGGAGTTCCCTCCCACATCCATGATCGTGCCTGTCGCTTGGATACTGCCCTCTACCACCAAGTCGCCCTGGATGGAGCTGGTAGCTTCAATCGCCAGAGTGGGTGCGGTGACTGTAACACCTGCTCTGCTTCGGATGTCTACCTGGCCCACACACTTGACTGACAGGGTGCCGCTCTCCCGGTTGTAGCTAACCTCGGTCCCGTCGCTGAACCGCATATAGTCAGTGTCCGGGTCGGTGACCGGCGGCGGTGCTGATGTTGAGTAGACCCCGCCCAGGTAGGTGCCGCGCACGCCGTCGGCATCAAGCAGCAAGGCCACCTGCTCGCCAAGCTCGGGCATCAATGGCCGCCGACGGGTGCCTTTGGTGGCCCGCTGGGGCACAGTCAGCCAATGCGATTGGAGGTCGTCTCGATCCGGCAGGCGGGCCTTGATCCGGCACAGCTTCAAGTCGACGGCGCTCACAAACCCGTATTCCAGTTCAACGCTCATGCATTGCCCCCATCTATGCCGTAGGTCGCCAGGGCAATGCCCGACGTTTGTTTGTCCAGCGCCAGGCCGATGCTGTCGGCCGCGATCCTGCAGGCCTCGAAGTCGGACCGAAAGCCGCTACCGCGCTGGAATGAATGCCGCGCGGAGGTGATCAGGTACTTGCCGCCCATTTGTCCGGCTGCGGTCAGCACAACGACCTGACCGGAGTAAAGGTTGGGGGTGCCTTCACGCGACCAGCTGCCGGCGGTGCGCTCGCGGAGCTTGCGGGCCAGCTCCGCCGCAGCTCTGGCCTTGTCGGCATCCGCCCCGGCGCTGCGCCGTCGCCCCTTGCGGCTGTCGCTGGCAGTGGTTGTCTTGGTCTTGCTCGACGGCACGGCCACGGTCTCGCCGTTGACTATGCGGTAGCTAATCAGTTGCCCCGTGGCTGGGTCCTGGTGCTTGTTGCCCACGGCACTTGGGACCGTGCGTATCTGGTCGCGCAGCCGGACGCTGCTCAGCTCCGTGCGGGCCAGCGTTGCCGAGGGCGCGGCAGCAGCCAGGTCGCCGATGGCGTGAAACACAAGGCGGTCGCCTACCACCTTGAAGGCATAGTCGTACTCGCTGGCCAGCTGGGCCAGGAACGACAGGTCCGACTCCTGCTGCGTCAACCTATCGAGCTTGATGGGCTCGATGCGCCCGACCAGCTCCAGGCCTTGACGCTGTGCGATCTGGCGCGCAACGGCATCCAGGGTGGTCGTTTCATACGCGCGGTGCTCGACCGTGCGCACAGCACGGCTGATGCCGGTTGCCAGTGCGCGGATTCGAACGGTCTTCGGCGCGTCGCTCAGCTCGATTTCGTCGATCTCGAAACGGCCGATGCGGCGGTGGCCATCTTTCCAACCAAACGACACGGCTAATGTGTCGCCGTGGCCCGGGTACCAGGATTCGCTCCACTTGCCATCGGGATCAGCAAGAACAACTTCCAGGTCGTCCGACTGCCCCGTCAGGCTATCGCTATAGGTCAGCTCTAGGAGGAAGGGTGCCACGTCGCGGGTGATGTTGGCCTGCTCGTACTCCAACAGCACCTCGGACTGAATCTGGCTCAGCGCATCCATGGCGGCAGTCCCTCGGTGCTGGGCGTGCTGCTCTCCAGCAGCGGCACGATGATGCGCACGCCCGATGGCAGCATCGGCTGGATAGCCAGGTTAGGGTTAGCGGCAATCAGCGGCGCATAACGCAGCGGATCGTTGTAGTACTCCTGGGCGATCTGATCCCAGCGCTCACCGTCCCGAGTGATGTGCTCGATGTACATCATGCCCTCCGTGTCACAACGGCAGCGGTCAGTTTTGCCAGCGGCACGTCGACTTGGCTGAGCTGGCCGGCGGCTCGATTAAGCGCCCCGCCCGCCGCTTCGACTCGGTCCACGACGGTGCCGGCGTCGAGGGATGACAACCAGGAGCGTGCGGACGCTACCTCAGCCAGGGCGCCGCTCGCCGCTTTCACCAAGTCACCGCCACCATCCAGAACACCGGCCGCCTCGGCATAGTCGCCCAGCGGCGTCAGCATGGCGCGAGTCGCATCAAGCAGCCGCGGAACCCGCCCCAGCATGGCAGCGGGGTTGCTGCGCAGCACGTGTGCCGCCTCGTAGAGATCAAGACCCGAACGCAACTGAGTGTCGGCAGCCCGCGAATGCTCCAGGACGCGCCTGGTAATCGAGCTGGGCGCGCTCGTGGCCCCTCGCACGTCGGGCGTGGTCAGTGTCGCCATTGAGGTGCCGGCGCGCCCTCCAGGAATCAATCCGCGCGGAGTCGAATGATCGGGAACGGCCCCAACGAACTCACGCAGCGTAATTCGGATCGACCCAGAGAACAGCCGCCCATCGCCCATCGAGCGCCTGGGTGTAAAGCTCATGTCCGTGATCACATACGTGCCGGGATAGTCCCCATTGCCGAGCACCAGCTTGAGGGGTTGGTGCCGATCCTTCGCTTCTTGCAGCTCTTGGCGGCGCGCGACCGGATTTCCAAGCGCGGGGTGTAGCAAAATCTCTAACGAGTATTCGGACAGGCCATCGCCGACCCACTCCAGGAGCGGTTTGCCGGCAATGCGCGCATGTTCGGCCCAGTCGCTCGTCTCGCGCCACTCCATGTTGACCAAGCCGCCGGCCAACTCAAACTCAATGTCTCCTAGAATCGCGAACATCAGGCGTGATCTCCGTAGCTGCGGCGTGTACGGCTGCGGTTGTACTCGTCCATCAGTTGCTCGAACTCGCGAAACGATATTCGCAGTCCAGCCTGCACGGCGGACTGAACGTCTGTGCCGCCTTGGACGTTGATAACGGGACTGAAGGTGATTTGAGGAGCCGGAGCTGTTGTCGTACCGGGGCCTTGCATCGCCGCGAGGCTGACTGACCCGGCATCCGGCGGCGCCAGCAGCGGCGAGAGCGGGGGCGCGAGCGGAACAGCGGTGGTCATCGCCAGACCAAGCGCAGCGTTACGCACCAGGGAGGTCTGTCCGCTGATCCCAATGGCAGCCCCCTGGGCGATGTTGGCGCCGTAGCCGATGAACACCCCACTCGGTGAGTTGATGTCCAGCTTTTCAGCGAACCAGCTTTTAACTGACTCGCCCATGCCAACGACACTATCCTTCAGCGCGCCGGCCATACTGCCGATCCCGTTGACGAGGCCTGTCACCATGAACCCACCGAACTCGCTGAACTTGGCTGGAATCTCAATCCCGAAATAGCTCAGCACACCGGCCATGGCGCGATGGAACAGGCCCAGCGGCGAGAAGTTGACGATTAGCCCGAGAATGCCGGACAGCCCGCCGTCGAAGCCGGCCTTGATCTCGCTCCAGAGGCCAACGAAAAAGGTTTTGATTGGCGCCCAGTTCCGGTAGATCAGGTACGCGCCCAGCGCGATGGCAGTAATCGCCAGGCCGATGGGGTTCAGCAGCAGCGCCCGGCCGAGCCAGAGCACGGCCTGGCCCGCAAGGCGGATGCCATTCAGCAGGGAACCGCCCAGCACCTTGCCGAGGAACAGGGCGCCCTTGCCCATCTGCACAAGCGGCGCGGCAAAGGTCATCACGAAGCCGCCCATCCAGCGCAGACCAGCCACGCCCTTCCCAAGGCCAGTAACCAGTGGCGCGAACTTGCCCGCGTGCCAGAGGGCCTGCAGCATCGTCCACTTTGCCGAGAGACTGGTGATGGTTGTGGTCATCGCCACAATCGGCGAGATGGCAAGGTTGACGCCGTAGGCCATGCCCAGGAACGCCATCTTGCCGACCAGGAGCCCGCCGACCACCCCGACGATACCTTTTACCAGGCCAGGGTTCTCGGCCGCCCAAGTGGCGAACGTCTGCACAACGGGAATGGCGGCCTGCGTCAGTTCGATCATCGGAGGCAGCAGCACGCTGCCGACCGCGATGCCCAACTCGGACAGGTTGTTGGTCAACGCCTTGAGCTGTTCTTTTGGACTCTGCATCCGGCGCGCCAGGTCGTCATCGAGCACGCCCTTGTCTGCTGCGTCCAGGCTGCCGCGCTGGATCGCGGCGAGGTCAGCGCGATTGGCCAGGGCCGGCCGCAGGAACGACAGCACTTGCTGGTCGGCGAACAACTCGCCCAGCTTGTAGGCCTCGTTTAGCCGGTCGAGCGCGGACTGGCGCTCGGCGTTGTCCTTCAGCTCCATCGCTGCCTGGAACTCAGCGGCAGCCGCAGGCCCTTTGCTGCCCACGTACTTCGTCACTGTCTCCAGCATCGCCTGGACCGGCGTCAGGCCATCTTCGACCAGACCCTTCATGCTGGCCTGCAGGTCGATGCCCGCACCCTCGAATGCCTTGAGTGTGTCCTTCGCGGTCAGCTTCGATAGGAAATTCTTGAAGTTGTTGGCGGCCTCGTCATTGGTGCCTGCACCACGCCTGGCGATCTGCAGAGATGCGCCGATCTCGGCAACAGCACGCTCGCCGGTTACGCCCAGGGCGGCGAATTGCGGCGTCAACTGCGGCAGCCAGCGCGCCATGTCGGCCAACTCGAATTGGCCGCTCTTGCCCGCGAAGGCAAGCATGTTCATTGAGCGCTCCAGACCGCTGGCGCCGATCTTCAGATTGTCGTTGAGCGCAATCGCAACCGAGCCCAGGTCATCCATGTTGGCGCGCGTGGCTGTTGCGGTTTTCGCCATCACAGGCGCATAGGCCTCCAACTCGGCGAGACTTGATATGCCCCCGGCGATCAGCACCTGGGTGCCGGCGGCCAAATCCATCTGCGTCTGGTTCCACTTCAGCGCTTGGGAGCGCAGTGTCGCGCCGAGCTGCTCCTCCTCGGCTGCGCTCCAGCCACCCGTAATGGCGATGTCGTTGGTCCGGTCCGCGAACTCCATGGCCGTGCGGCCGGCCAGCACAAGGGGGGCGCCCAGGGCGGTAGCGGTGCCGGCCGTTTCCATCATCTCGCCGCGCAGCTCAGCGCGGCGTTCTTTCAGCACCTGCGTCTTAGCGATGCTCGCGGTCAGCTTCTCTTGCTTCAGGCGCAGCGCGTCGATAGTGCGGCCGACACGCTCATAGTCCCGATTCAGCGCTGCGAGCGAGCTGGGGGCAAGTGTGCCGAGGCCGCGCTGGATGCTACTCGCCAGTTCCTTCTGCTGGCGGGTCAGGCCCTCGGTCGCACGGCCGAGCTGCTGCACGGTCGAGCGCGCGCTACCGAACGCCGAGTGCAGCGTCCCGCTGACGATCGCGCCGATCTTGAGCCCGATAAGAATCTCATTACCCGTCGCCATATTTTTGCTACGCTGCAACCATGTTTGAAAAAGTCGCCACACGCACCGCCCGCACTCTGTACGCCCTGGTCATGACCGGGGGCGCAGTCGCGCTCGCCTGGATGTGCCTGGCGAACCTCTCTCTGCTGGGTGCCGTGGTCGCGTTCTGCCTGGGCCTGCCGCTGCTGGCCCTGATCGCCGCCCCTATTGCAGCGGGCGGCGCTCTCGTTGCCGGTGTCATGGCGGGGCTGGTCGCTATCGCTGGTTCATCTGCTCGGCGAGTTCGAGTCGGCGGTTGATTTCCCGCTTGCACACTTCGCACCAGCGACAGTAGTCATCCATTTCTAGCTCGGCGATTTCACTCGGCTGTAGGCGCAGCACTAGCAGCAGCGCTTCGTCCCAGGACTTTAGAGCCGTCTCCTCCATCCACCACTTCCCGAAACACCTCGTTCACCGTCTTGGAGTCGGCCAGGTCTAGCTCGGCCAGGTCTTCAAGCGTCAGCCCTACCATCTGAGCCACCAGATAGTCTTCAACCGCCGCGTCACCTTGAAAATTCTTCTGAGCGAACGAGAGTTCTTTGCGCTTCAAGCGCTTGATCGGGAGCTGGGTAATGGTTTCCCCAGTCGGGGACTTGACGGGGAACTTGAGGGGGATGTGCAGGGCTTGAGCCATGGGAGTTGCTCCGGGTTGTGTGTTGAGCCCTGAGCATGCTGCCCCGCGTTGCACGGGTCTTTTAATCGCGTTTAAAGAAGGCCCCGCTCGACGGCGGGGCCAGGGACATCCATGTCAGGCATCCATGCCCTCTGCATCACTCAGGAAAGGCCCAGGTTTTGCCGGTAGGCCTCCAATTGGTCCTGGCCACCGACCTTGTAGATGTTGGCCAGGTAGTCCATCTCCAACAGCTCCTCACCATCCAGCAGCTGCTTGACGTAGATGGCGCTGAAGGGGGTTTCGTAAGTCGAGTTCTCGCGAGGCTTATGGGAACCCAACTGGTATTCCTTGAACTGGACCGTCAGAAAGGTCACCAGAGGCAGGTCAGCCACCTTCCCTTGGCTGTTGTGTACTTCGACGTTGCTGCGGCACTGCAACTGAACAGTACGAAACGGGGTCGCGATCTTCTTGGCTGCATCCGCGTACTTACTGTTCCAGACCAGCTTGCCCTCCAGCTTGTCGATGCCATCCGGCAGCTCGATCAAGCCAACCATGCCCAGCCCCTGGAAGTCGGACATCACCGCCTTCACGCTGCCGAGTTCACACTCGCTTGCCCTGCCGAAGAATGAGGTGCCGTCCAGGTAGACGGCCGCGTTGGTGATGCGGTGCGCGTTGAAGCCAGCCATCAGTTAGCCCCCTTGAGAGTCACCAAGTACTCGTCGGTGATCTCGGTTTCGTAGGTGCCACGCTCGAAGGGCGGCGGTACGGTTAGCTTGTAGTTGAACACCAGGTGCCCGGCCTCAACCTCGGATTTCGGGTTACGAGCCGGGTCATACCAGCACAAAAAACCCAGCAACGCGTTGTCGCCGACAAGCTTGCGACCGAAGCCGTTGACGCTCTCTACGATGCTGTCGATCAGGGCCTGAGTGACAGGGCGGTCCTGGAATTGCAGCGAGCTGAAGCGGATCGACTCGTCGACCAGGTCCTTCGTGCGCCGCACGTTCTCGAAGTTGCGCACATGGGTGATGGTCGGCCAGGCCGCCGTTCGGTTGCCCCACAGGCGGAAGCCGGTGCCGAACGAGTTGAACACGGTCGTTACGCCGACTTCGTTCAGCATGTTCACCTCGCTGTTCGGGTCGTCGATCCGGGCCGTCAGCGGGCGCTCCAAACCGAGCACGCCTACAAGCTCTTGGTTCGAGCTGGACCACCAGTAGCCGAGGTCGATGTCCGCCTTTGCACGTAGAGCAGCGGCGCGAACAGACAGAGGCTCCAGGCGCTCCTGGTTCGTCCGCGCGTCGTAGACCCTGACGTGCGGATAGCACAGGCGGACGCGGTCGGAGCTGGTGTTGAAGGCGATGGTGCCGGCTGGGCCACGACCTGCGATTACCTGGGCTGGGGTCGCGCCGATTGGCGCGTCGATGTAGGCCACAGCCTTGTGCCGACTGGTGGCGGCCGTCAGCTCAGCCGACACGCTGGAGAGCGACGAGAAGTCCGGGGCGATCAGGATTTTCGGCTCCAGGCCGAACAGGTTGAAACAGTCGCCGAGAGCTTTGATACCGGTACGCAGGCCCGCCGCGTCCACGTCGCCGATGATGTCGCCGGCAGTAACCTTGCTCGGGTCGGCGTAGACGAACGCCACCGACACCTCGCCGCTGGCCGGAATGGTACTCGCGGCGGTGCGCACGACCTTGCCGGTCAATGGCTCCAAGACGTAGTCAGTTGCGGCATAGGTAGTGGCGCCGTCCCTGGACTTGACCTCAACGGCCAGGACCGCGCCCTTGGGCAACTGCAGATTGCCATTTACAAAGGTCATGTCCTGGGCCGGCACCACGGTACGGTGCGTCGCCGGGTTCAGGACGTTGATGACAACGACCGTGCCGGCGCCGGCTTGATAGAGGCTGTCCAAGTAACGCGGCAAGCTGAAGCCGGAAAGGTCCGGGCCAAACGCCGCCGCGTCACGCTCATTCATCGACAGTACAGGGGTGTTCGGCCCGGCCGGGGCGGTGCCGAGGATGGCAATGACGGCACTTTTTACCTGCCGAATCTGCCGCATGCCACGCTCAATTTCCGTGGTCTCGAAGCCGTGAAGGTAGTTCGCGCTCATGCGGCGCTCCTTTTCTTGCGCGCCGGGACCGCCGGCTCGGGCAGGGCCTGCAGGCGACCGAGCGCTAGCAGGGTGCGGGTGTACTCATGGTCGGCAGGCAGCTCGACTGGCTGCCCGTCCTGGAATTGGCGCTCCAGGAGCGTGCCGTCCGGCAGGCGCAGCTCGACGCCGCCGTCCGGGCCGGTGTAGGTAAAGCGGGCGGGCGTCATGGCACCTCCTCGAAGTCGATGTTGAGCAACGGCAGCCCTTCCTCATGGCCGGTGCGCTGCAGGTGGGTGGCTCGGGTTGCATAGCGCTGGGTGTACTGCCAGACACCTGCGATCTGGCCGTTGAAGACCTCGTCGATGGGCGCGATGGATTCGTCGCAGTTCGGCGGGGTCCATCCCGTCAGCTCCTCGCGGATGCTGTCCAGATGGGCGACAGCCCCCTTTGCCCCGTGGAGATCACGGAAAATCAGGGTCAGAGGTAGCACCAGGTTTCGCTCCTGGAGCACCGCGTCGAGGGCTTTGGAGCCGCCGAACTTCGAGCTGCCGAAGGCGACGAGCACCGCGCCGATGGAGTGGTTGAGGCGATAGTTCTTCGGATTCTCTGGAAACAGCTCGACAGCCAGCTCGCGCCCGAAGCGCTCCTGCAGGCGCTGGATTACCGCATTGAGCAGGGCCAGGGTCTGGCTCATTCGTAGCGGCTCCAGAGGTCGTCGCCGAACTGCTGACGACGCGCCCGGACGCGAATCTCGCCCGGCTCCGGTGCGGCCTGGCCCGAGGGCATGCCCACGGTGACCACGCCATCGCGGATGCTCTCCAGCAGCTTGACGGTGTTCTTGTAGCTGTCCTTCACCGCGTCCGGCAGTGCCCCTTCGGGGCGGCGCTGGTACAGCCAGTGGCGGGTGAGGTACACCACTGCATCCCGCAGGACAGTCGGCACAGGGTCGAGCGGCAGGGAGTAGCGGCCCCGCAGGTATCCGTCCACCAGTTCCTCGGCCTGGCGGACGCCGTCCTCGATCACCGCCTCATTGGGCAGCTCGGCGGAGGGGTCATCGTTAGAGAGGTGCAACAGCGTCCGCTCCGGGATGGCCGAGCCGATGTCCTGACGGGTGCAGTAGCGCATGGCTTAGCCCACCTTCTGCTCAACCAGGGCTTCGGGGAACATGCACATGGCCAGAGGGTTGGCTTGGGCCTCGACGTCCCAGCCCTTGCCCATCTTGCGAGCTTCGCCCTTGCCATAGAACGGCAGACCCAGGGTGTTGGCCGTTTCGTTGTAGTTGGCTGGAGCGTTGAACATGCGGAAGACGCCAGGAGCCAGCGGGAACACGCGCGCCACATCAGCCGGGATGAAGCGCTGAGTCCCCACAGTGACGTCATATTCGACGTACGTGATGCCGCCGTGGGTGAAGCCCGAACGCATATCACCGCCCAGGCGATCCTGCGCTTCCTGGTAGTTTGCGTAGGCAGCTTTCACGTCTTCTTGACCGGTCATCGCGTCGAAGAATTCCGGGCCGCAGAAGGCCATACAGCCCTTCACCAACGTGCCGTTCAGCTTCTTCTCGATGTAGCGCTTGGCATCCAGATTGAGTTTGCGTACATCGGTTCCCGCCGTGCCGAACGGCATGGTGATCTTCTTCTGCTCCACGCCGAACTCATCGAACAGGTCGTACAGAACCGAGCCGTCCGCATCCAGCAACTTCCCACTCAGGGCACCAACGCGCTGGAACTCACGGGTCGCATCAATGCTGTTCTTCAGTTCTTGCAGGTGGTCATTGATGATCTGCGCTTGGGATTTGATCGGGGCCTCGTCGCTGCCCAGGGCGGCGACGCCTTGCAGGCTACCCGGCAGAAGCGGACGCGAGAGCGGCAGGTGCAAGGTCTCGAAGGTACGACGGCGTCGCTTACCGCCTTTCACCGCCTGCGGGTCGCCATCGCGCGAGGCGTTGGGGACCAGCACCAGGCGGCCCTCGTACTCGTCGATGACAATCGAGGTGGTGGTGATACCTTTTTCATCGAAGATGCCCAGCGCGCCGGCCTTGGTCGGCAGGGCCGGCAGCTTGTTGATGGCCGCAGTGATCGACGCGACTGTAAACAGGTCTTCCAGGTTCATAGTGGTTCCTTACAGGCTGGCGCGGGGCACGATGCCGAGCGCGGTGAGTTCATCCAGGGCGGTGTTCTTCTGCGCCTCGGTGATGCCGGCCGGCCAGACCAGCTCGGTGACCTCCACCACAGCGCCCCGCTCGATGGTGACGCCGACCTTGTCGGCTGCCGTGGCGTCGACCGCCTCGCCCAACACGGCCACCGCTTTCTTGGAGGCGGCGCTGCCAGCCGGGTCGAGTACCTGGTACTTGCCGCTGACCTTGGCGAGCACCTGGCCGAAGGCGTAGTTGGTGCCGGCCAGCAAGGTGCCCTTGCCCTTGGTCCAGCCGGGGGCAACCTCAACCAGGAGCAGGTCGCCCAATGTCTTGCGGGGGGTGTAAGTAGACATGGCGCCTCCTATCGGGTGGAGCGGGCTTCAGCGTCAGCCAGCAGGGGGTTGGTGGTAGTGGACGGCTTGCCGGCCCGCTCGCGGGCGGCCTGCTCGGAGAAGCTCACGCCGCCGGCCAGCTCGGCGAAAATCGCCTTCAGGCCCTCCGCCAGCGGCTGGCGGTCGTCGCCCTCGCCGAACTCCAGCGGGGTGTCGGCAGATTCGGCGAAGTCCAGCGCGGCGACTACGGCGGCGGTATGTACCGGCTTCATGCCCTGGGCGACGAGCTGTTCGGCGAAGGCCACGCTGGCGGCGTGGGTCTCGGCCTGGGTGGCTTCGCGGTCGGCCTGTTGGCGGCTGGCCAGTTCGGCAGCCAGGCGCTTGTTTTCCGCCTCAAGGGCGGCGGCTTGTTCAGGGGACACGGCGTTTTCCTCGGGGGGGGTGGGTTCGTTGAAGGTGGGGCGCTGCTCGGCGGGTAGGCGGGCAGCCTCGCTGAGCGTCTCGATCTGCCAGCTCGGGATCACCTGGTCGGCGGCTTCCAGCCCGCGCTCACCGATGAACCAGTCGCGCAGGCGGCGCCACAGGCCGGCGGACGTTTCGTGCCCGAAGTCGCTGAACTCGATCTCCAGAATGTCTTCGCCGTCGTCGAACTCGATGTCGGACAAACCCTTGATCGCGGGCGGCTGCGCGCCGAGAAAGCCGATGTGGCGCAGGTAGTAGATTCCGGGCTTGGGGTTGCGCGGGTCGGTGGGGGCGTACCAGGAGGCCGAGCGCGGATACCAGCGCCCATCGGCGACGCCCTCGGCAAAATCGCTGTGCAGCTGCTCCGGCACGGCCGTCGCCTCGCCCTTGTCGTTGCGCCCCAAGCTCTGCACCCAGCCGAACGCCGGGCCGTTGTCTCGGGGGTGACCGATCACCAGCGGCGCGCGGTGCAGCTTCGGGTCGTAGCCAGCGATAGCCGCAGCCAGCGCCGCCTCGGTGAACTCGATCCGGCGGCCCTGGTTGTCAGTGTGGGTGCCCGCGCGGAAGAAGGGGATCAGTTTCATGCTCATGGCCGTGCCTTGGCGTAGGTAATGCGCACAGCCTGCCCGGCCGAGGTCGACAGGGCTTTTAATCGGGTTTAAAGATTGGACGGAGGGCGAATCGGCCGGAGGGAGGCAGTCCGATCAATAGCAAGGCGGGCAAGCGAAGCGGCGAGCGCTTTATAAAGCCTTTAGACCCCTGCCCCGCGCGTTTCGCGCATGAGCGCGATGACTCTCCGCGCCCAGGGTCTCCAAACGCGCAGCAGTGGCCTCACAGGCGGGCGGCTGATTCCAGGTGGGCCAGAGCCAGATCCAAGATGGACGCCTCCGCTTCGGGCTGCAGATTCCCGACGGTGTCCATCGGCAGATAGGGCCGAGCCGGAATATCTCCCCACAGGTGCGGCCAGGCGTCCTTATCGCCGCCGAAGTGCATCATGGCTGCATACGGTTTATTGCTGCCTACCAGAGCGCTGGCGTCATCCGCATGGGTCGTGATCGACGCGGCCAGCCCGGCGGCACTCACCTGCAGCATCTGGCCGGGCCAAGTGCCGGCAGCCTCCCGTATGCCGATGGTGACATCGGACAGCTCGGGCCAGTCGTTGCCGGACTGCCCCTCGGCCTCCAGGTTCTCCTCGGTGATTGAGCCCAGTTCGACGGCCACAGCCCGCATCAGTGGTGCGGTGTCACCCACGGCCCACTCAACGCGGCGTAAGGCGTCCTGCAGGCGAGCATGGTCCAGCTCTACCTCGATCATCGTGCCTCCTTGCGCTTGAGGGCGTCGGCCAGCCCCTGCCCTGGAGCGGCGTTGAAACCAGGGTCGACATTGAAGACCTTAGGGCGGCCAGCCGCATCAGTGGTGCGGATTCGGGTCACCTGGGCCGTGCGAACCTCGCCCGTGCGTTTGTCGGTGCCGATTTCGACCGTGGCCGTGCTGACCTGGCCCTCGCTGCTCTCGACCGTCACGCCCCGGCGCTTGATCGCGGCTTCGCTCAGCGGCGTAACCCTGCATCTACAGTTGAAACCATTCGGGGGGAAGATCGTTTGCCAGATGGGGTCGTCGTGGCGGTAGACCTTACCGTTGAGTGCGGCATGGTTCGGCCGCGTCTTGCCGTCCATTACCGCGACATAACGCCAGTAGGGGTGGGTATCTGCGCTGGCCTCCATGGCCGCCTGCCGGCCAGCCATGAAGCTGCTCTGCAGGTTGGTCTGGTAGATGGTCTTCAGCCGCCGAGGGCTTCCGAGCTGGACCAGCTCGGCGCCGCCTTGGCTGTCGACGATCACCTGCTTGCCCCACCAGCCCTGCGATTCCAGAACGGGCTGCAGGTCAGCGACGAATTGCTTCAGCGTCTGGCCTTTCTGTAGGGCTTCCTCCAGCGCCGCGCGAATGTCGGACAGCAGGTCCAGATTCATGGCCTTCGCAACGGTGAAGCTGCGGGCATGAGCCTCGTCCAGCATCTCCTGCCAGTTCCATGAGATCGAATATCCCTTGCTCTTGAGGTACTCGATAGCCGCCGTCGGCTCCAGGCCGAAGATGGCCTTGAGGTCAGCCGCGTTCACTGGCTTCGGCATGTCAGACCTCCAACTCGTCGGCCGCGCTCAGCTTGCCCCAGGTTTCGGCAAGAAACATGAGCCGGGCCAGGGTCTCGCGCAGGGCATCGATGCCCACGTTCGGACTGATCTCGGCCAGCAGCCCGAGCACCTCCGCTTCGTCCCGGCCCTGCTGAAGCGCCTCGATCACCGGCAGCAGCGCCTGCTCGGCCTGCTGCTGCAGCTGCTCGGCGGTCAGGCTCTCGATAGCCTGGTCCAGGGCGACCTGGTCGAGCAGCGGCCGCACCGCGGACTCGGCGAACTCAGGGGACGGCGCTGTCAACTGCGCCTGCTCGACGATGTCGCCGGGCTCCAGGTTGTAGGTGCGCAGCCAATACTGCGGGGTGAAGCTGACCCCGGACTCGGTCAGCGACTTGTCGCGCTCGGCCAACGTCTTGTCGATCTGCTGTTGTTCCCACAGTTCGTACCGGGGGGCTGCGATGTGCTCGCCGAAGTTCACGTCGACGACACGGCGAATAGCGGCATTCATTGCAGCAGCGACAATGCCTTTGTCACCGTCGCGAATATCCTCGGTCACTTCCAGGCCGGCGGTGGCGCTGGCCCGGTTGCTGTTCGCTTCGGTGGTCTGGTCCTGGCCCAGCAGGGCAACGTTGATGTCGCTGCGGCAGTAGGTCAGGAACTCGCGGTAGCTGTCGGCCGACGCCCCCTTGCCGGCCGCCTCGAGGATCTCCACGCTCGAATCGTCCGGGATCGCGGCGACGGCGTCCTGCACCATCCCCTCCAGACTGTCGAGCAGCAGGTTGGTTTCATCGTCGGTCGCCCCCCGTGGGTGCTTGCCCACGACCCAGGGCGAGCCGTACTTCTCGGTGAACTGCATCCAGAACTTCAGGCCGCCCTTCATGAAGACGACCGACCAGAAGCACATGGACAGGTCGGGGAAGCCGTAGGGGTTGGCGTAAGTGGCGTCCTGCCGGGCGACAACGAAACGGCCAGGGTCGCACAGCTCGCCTTCCGGACCGGCGTCGCGCGCCATGAAGCGCAGGCGATTATCCTGGTCGTAGCGGAACCACTCGGCCGGCTTGCCGACCAGGTCCTCGGGCACGGTGAACATGCCCACCGGCCGCCACATCATTTCGACCGGCTGATAGCCGTACAGCGGTGCATCGAGCAGCTCGCGCAGCAGGCGGTCCAAGTCCAGGTCAGCCAGCCAATCGCGGATGAAGCGCTCGACACGCACGGGGGCGTCGCCGCGCCGGAGGTCGCGCTCCAGGGCGAGTACCGCCGACTTCCGACGGCGAATGTTGCCGCCGATGCGCGGGTGGGCGCGCAGATCACGATAGGTTGCAATGTCCTTGCCCTGGGCCTTCAGGATCGGGTCAGGGTTCGGCAGGTTGAGCCCGGCGAATCCGCCCTGGAAGCGCCCGCGCGTGGCGACGTGCTGACTGGTCAGCTTGTCCCGCTTGGCATCGGAGAAGGAAACGAACTCGGTGGGGCTGACCCATAGACCACGGGGGCGGCTCATGCATAACCTCGGGTGATTGCTCGTGCCGCACGGCGGCGGCGGGATCTGGCGCGGGTCGGAGTGGAGGGCGATTCCAGGGTGGCGAAGTTGGCGAGCATGCCAGCGCCCGCGAAATCGCCATGGCGGTACAGGTCCGGGTCCTTCAGATCCTTGGCGCGGGCCTTGGATACCATCGGGATGCCGTCGACTGTCTCGATGGCACGCACGTCTTGCTGCAGGTTGTCGTCTTTCGGGATGGTGATCGCCTCGTCCTCGAACAGCTCGACGAACTTCGGCATCCAGGCGCCGTAGAAGGCCCGCGACAGCTTCACTTGGTGAATGCGATTGCGGCCGAACTCATCCGCCACTTCCTCGGCCACCGTTTCGCCGTTGCCCGAGGCGTCGAAGGCCGCGCCCATGAACCGGGGCAGGTTCCGCAAGATGTAGAAAATAATTAGTTTTTGCTGGCGGGCTGGCACCTTGTGCATTTCAACCACGAAGGGCACTTCCCGATGGCGCGCCTGATCCACGGACATCGGCGCGCCAATGGAGAAGTCTCGATGGCGCGCGTAGTCATGGCCGTAGTAGAAGCGCAGGCCGGGGTCGAGCTGGCGCATGACGGGGGCCAAGTGGCGCTCGATCCAGTCCTCGACATACGCATCACGGCGGGTCACTGACTGCAGGGTGAAGTCGTCGTCCAGGGCTAGGCGCAATACCGGACGACCGGCGCGCATGGCGTCCTCGATCCACACGCCAGGCACGCACACACCGTTGCCATCTCGCGGGATGGCGTCCAGTTCCTCGCGCATCTGCGCCTTGCGCGGGCCGTAGGCGTTGCGGATTTTCTTGTACCAGGCTTCCTTTCCTTCGGGCGTCGGCTGCTCGCCCTTCATCATGCACACGCGCTCATAGAGCCCGTTCTCCACCGCATCATCGAAAGTGGCCTTGAAGACGACGGCGTCGTCGCCGTAGCGGCCCTCGCGAATGTCGGTGGCCATCTGGTTGAAGGCGTTGGATTTGCCGTTGTGGGTGCTGATGATCACGATCCGGCCGCCCCAGATCAGCAGCGCGGTCGCGGCATCGAGCACGGCCGACACGTCGCGGTGAAACGCGGCCTCGTCGATGATGACCTTGCCCTGCAGACCGCGCAGGTTGGCTGGGTTGCTTGATAGCGCGACGATCTTGAACCCGCTGGCATAGCGGATGCGGTAGGCGTTGATCTGGCGAGTATTGCCGCTCTCGTCCTGGTCTTCGAACAGGAACTCCTCGATGTCGCTAACGCCCGACGCCTGAGCCTCGGCCATTACCCGCGAGAACTTGGCGCAATAGCCGATGAACTCCAGGCCTTTTTCCTTGGTGTCGCCGATGTAGAACACGTCCATGCCGCCGGCGTCCTTGCGGGAAGCGGCGGTGATCACCGAGTCCAGGGCCTCGGCGAAGGTGATGCCAGTTCGGCGGCCTTTCTCGCCCAGCTTGATCTGCGCCTGGATGCTGATCCAGTCGACTTGGTGCGCCATGAGGATGCCGTCGGCCAGTGGGTTGAGGTCCCCCGGAATGGCCTTGGCATGAGGCGGCAGTTCGTCCCACTCGACGACCCGGAGTGTGCTCAACAATGGCTTGACGGCCGGCGTGGTCATTTGACCCCCAAGAACTTCTTACGCCAGAACTGAGCCTGCTCGTCGGACAGGCCGCCGGCCTGGACGGTCGCGTCCAGTTCCTGGGCTTGCTCCTGGAGCAGTCTCTCGCGGGCAGCCTTCTCGATAGCTTGACGCTCACGGATGCTGAGGTTTCGCGCCTCCATGGTGGCTTTGGCGGCCCTGGCCAGGGCCGCCACTTCCTTGATGGTGACATCGTCGTTTTCGTGGGCGCCCATCGCCGCTTGATAGGTCAACGTGGAAACGGCCTCGACCAGGAGCGCACCGGTCTTGTCGTTGGAGTCCTCGCCCAATGCGCCAACGAAAGCCTCGGCCTGCTGCTGGAAAAGACGGGACTTCTCGTTCAGCTCCTCGAAGCCCACCTTGAAGCGACCGAGAGCGCTGCGACTTGGCGCCTTCTCGTTGGGGAAGCGGGCGCGGATGTCCGCCAGCATCTCGTCGAGGGTCATCCGGTCTTCGCGCAGTAGCTTCTGGATGTACGCCTTGACCACCGGAGCCAGGCGGTTGATCGACGACCTGGACATGGTCAGGCTCCCGGCCGCTTGACGCCTGGAACACGAGCCTTGCCGGTCGCGATGTCATGGCCGCGCTCGGTCAAGGTGGCGACCAGCACCGGGCCGATGTCCTCAAGGGACACGGCACCTTGCTCGGACAGCCAGTGCAGTTCGGTCTTCACCACATCGCGGCTGACGCTATGCCCGAAGTTGTCCAGAGCCGCGTTCAACACCGAGCTATTCGCACGGTAGGCCGGCATCTCTTCCAGGAGGCGCAGGAGTACCAGGCGCATGTCCTGGCGCAGGAATTCGGCATATTGGCTCATGCTTTCTCTCGCAGCAGGTAGTCGTTGATGCGGTCCACCGAGCGGGCAATGGCTTGCATACCCTGCAGCTCGGCGCGTACCGCTTTCATGTCGCCAAGCAGCTCAGTGATCGCCGTGTGATCCGGCAGGTGCCGGATGCGCTCCTCCAGGGCCACGATGCGGGTACGGAGCTCAAGCAGCTCCTTCGAGCTGGCCGCCTGACGATTGGTGAGCCAGGTGTAAATGCCGAGCACGGTAAGGACGAGCCATTGCACGGTCTGGAAGCCGAAGCTCAATTCGTTCAGGTTCATCTCATCCCTCGCTTTTGCATGTGCTCCAGCGCGGATTGGCACTGCGCGCAATGTTCCGTTCCCGGCACCGCCTGGCGGCGTGCCTCCGGAATGGCGTCTCCGCACTCATCACAGCGATACGCTGAGGGGCCGGACATTCGCCCTAGCCGCCCTGATTCATGGGCGGCCAGCGCGGCTTCGATGAAATCGTTTTGTTGCGCCAGATCAGCTACATCCATTGGTTGTCAGTCCTTGTGCAAGGATTGCAGGGCGTGAAGCAGGGCGAGGTTGGCCAAGGACCAGCGGCCGTAATCCTGAGCAAAGGCGAGGATGTCCGCAGGGGTAACGCCGCTTTCCAGTAGTTCTTCCGTAGAACCGGGGGCGGGCCCGGCGGCTTCAGTAGCGCTGGTGGAATTGGCGCTCGTGGCGGCGGTGGGCAGACCGGTTCGGGTGAGGGCGGCGTTGATGTCACGCACCCAGCCGCGAGTAAACACACAGCGAGGGATAGGCACAGGCGTGGAGGTGGGAGACGCCCGGTAAACGGTTGTGACATGAGGAATTCGCTCCTTGAGCTGAGATTGAAGGGACTTGACTTCACCCTGTTCCTGCTGCAAGAGCCGCTCGGCTTCGTTGGCTCGTGCTGCCTCTTTCTGGTAAGCGCGCAAGCTTTGTTCCGCCGCCTGCGCGCGTAGGTTGGCGTGGGCCTTTTCTAACTGAGCGGTAGCCGTCTCGCAGGCCTCGCGCGCTTCGCGAATTCCGGCGCGCTTTCCTACCGCTGAGGCGATAAAACCAGTAGCCAACCAAGCGAGCACGACTAGGAGAAAGAGGTATCGCCGTAACGCGATCATGGCGCCGTTTCCTCCGGTTCTTCCGGCTCCAAACTCCCGAGCTCAGCTCCCTTCGGTCCTTGCTTAATCAAACGCACCAGGAACAACAGGATGGCCAATACGGAGTTAGCCGCCGCGTACCACGCCGACGGCAGTTGGGCCTGCCACATCGGCAAGATGGTCATCTGGAGGAAGCCCAGCAGCGAGATCAGGACTGCGAGTTGCACGCTGTAAAGGACGTAACAGCGGCGCCAGTTCTTGATGAACCTCATGTCGGCACGACCCCGGCCATTAGCAGCCCCTCGGTCAGCAGTCTGTCGCCATACCAGTTGCCGCCAGGCAGCGGGCCAGGGCCGTTTTCGTGGCGAATGATCGCGCGCACCAGTTCCAGCATCGTGCGGTAGTCATAAATGTCGATGCGCTGGCCAGGCGAAACTCCCAGCTGCTGATTCACCGAGGCCACATATGCCTCGACGTCATTTTCGGTGGGGGGTGCCCAACGGCGAATGATGCTGTCCACCAGGCGCAGGTGATACGTGTCCTGGTAGGTAATGAGGGTGCGGGCAATCGCGCGGATGCCCCATTCGGGACTAGTAAACGTGACGAAACGACTGTCGGGCTGGCTCTCCGCCATGCCCTTCCAGCGCGTAGCGTTGCGCTCGATATTGCCGGGGTTGTGGTTTCTGATGCCGCGTGGGGTGCCGGGTCGCATGATGCCTCCTGCCTGCTCGGCGCCGAAGTCGGACGCCGGAAACGAACACGGCGCCATCATCGGCGCCGTGTGGTAGGAAGGCTTTTAATCAGGTTTAAAGAGTTTCGAAAAAGGTAAGCGCTTCGGAAGGTGAGCAGATAATAAGACCAAGCTCTGCTTTAGCTCGCTCTCTTTTTTCCGGCGTGAAACAGGGCTCTTTGGTGTCTGTAGTTACAAATACGTCGAAGCCCGCTAAGTAATGACTCCTGAGGGCATCATAATCTCCAATCCAGTTCGGCTTTTTTTTACCCGTATTGCTAGCCGGACGCTGATTAGGGGGAAGGCCGAACACGCTGATAAACCCCTTTATCAGCGCAGGGTCACACCGTGGGCCAGATAAAACATCGCTGCCATCCAGAGCCGATCCGCGCGGACCTATGATGGCGTCACCGAGGCCTCCCAATCTGAAAGCTGATCCTAGCTCAGTGGCCTCATAGGTCGAAAGTAGAGACTGGATTCGCTGCCGATCAGCAGGGTTCATTAAGGCCGCGTCATAATTCAAAAGTCGCGAGGAGTACCGTAGCTTTATTCCCTTCTCACTGCAGCTATTTAGTAAGCACTCAATTACATATGGAAGCTCTTGAATATTCCTTTGTCGGCTTGCATACAAAGGCTTATCTCGGTCTGCGAGGTGCACCCAGACACAGGTGTCTATGGTCGCCACGGTCATTACGCAAGCCTCCTAATCCAGCGACAGCACCATCTGCCCATCAGGAACTTGGGCGCGATTCAGGCAGACCGCCTTGCAGGCATCCTTTTCGATGATTACCTGCTTACCATCGGCGCCAAGCTCCAAAAAGCAACTTTGACCGCCAGCCATGAAGGCTGGAGGCATCTTCGCCGGGGCGGGAATATCGAAAGCAATGGTCGTGCGGATGTTGTTCTGTACCTTGATATTGGTAAGCTCAGAACTGTAAGCGTCTAATCCTGGACAGACTTGGCGGATACTTTGTAGCGAGCCCTTGACCAAGGCATTATCGGTAGGCACTTCGAAGATGGTATCCGAGCTACCGCAACCGGCGAGAATCAAACAGACAAGAAGAGTTGGCCTAGCCATTTTGCTGTATTCCTTCAGCAGATAGGTAACCAGTCGCCTCCAGCAAGCCGACTTCTGCTCGGTCGCGCTGAATCAACATGATTTTCTGGAGCCGTTCGCTGTAGTGCTTGACGACAGTTCGTTCGAAATTAGTCTTAGTTGCTAAGCCTCGCATTGGCAGAACGATAGTTACAAGCGTCCAGGCTAGAGCTACGAGAAACCCAATAGCTGTTTTATGAGCCGAGTAGAGCAGCATTACCAACTCACCGGGCAAGCCGATAAAGAGAAGAAAATGAGGAATGCGGCGCAGGTTGAAGCGGGCCTCTGCTAACTTGAGTCGACATCGCTGCTCCTCCTGGACCAGCTGTGCTCCGGACATCCGCCATAGATTGTCTTCTACGATCTCGACGTGCTCATAATAATCTCGAAATGCGAAACGGTGATTGAAACCGTCTATGCGCAGGTCTTTCTGCATGGTTCATCCTTGGCCGAAAACTACTAATTACTAACGGCTATTTCTTACATTTCTCGTTGTAATCGCCACCAATCGCGAAACGGTGGCCAGAACCCCCAATACTTCCAACTAGTTTGGCATCCCCAGCGCCTGCGGTAAGCGCGCCGATTGCCGCAGCCTTTACCGCTATGGGTGCGGCACGGTAAAGCTCCAGCAGCTCGCACTCGTCGACAGCTAGGTTCTGCACGTCTCTTCGCCCCGTTACGACGTACAGCGCATCGAAACCAAGCTTCGTCAGCACTTCCAGGCGGTCTGCCGGAATAGCGATCTCTTTTTCCCATCGACCAATCGTCTTGCTAGCCACCTCAGCAAAGACCGCGACTTGTGACTGCTTGAGCCCCAACCTCAGCCGCTCTTGTGCCAGCCGCACGCACACGGGAAGCATGGCGGCGGGCGCTTGACTAAAGGACATATTTGTCCCATCATTTCCACTCATAGACATATATGTCCCTTAAAGCCCCCGAACCACCACGAACGAGAGCGCCATGGGAAACCCTCCATATCCATCAACAACCTTGCAGGCTCGCGCCTGGTTCAAAGCTAACGGCGTCTGCATCGCCGACTGGAGCAAGGAGCGAGGGCTCAACCGCGACACCGTGTTCGATCTCTTGCGAGGCAAGATCAAAGGTCATCGCGGCGCAGCGCACCGGGCCGCTATTGCCTTGGGCTTGAAAGCAGACCCCAGCGCCAAACGGCAGGCGGCGGCCGCATGATCACTCACGGTAATGCCTGCAGCAAACGAAGCATGCGCTGTTCGGCGCGCCATACGTCATCGTCTTTTCCGGTCAGTTTCGAAAGCGCTTCGAAATCGCTGATGAGTGCCTGCCTGTCCAGCGCCGTGCTCCGCTCAAGATGTAGCACTAAGAGCGCAAACGCCGACTCCAGCGCCGCCACGCTCCCGGTATGTCTATCAAGCCGATCCTGCCGCGTCATCTCGATCACTCCCCAGGCGATGAATGTACCCGAAAATATTGTGCATGGCGCAATGCCATTGCCAATTGCCAAAGCCGTTTTTTGTTTGGACGGCGGCTCCGGGCTTGTGCTGGAGAGCCTCCAATGACGCCCGCTCAATGGAAGCGAGTGCAGCCGATCACCCTGCGCGATGCCCTCAAGCTCTGCCAGCAGCATGCTAAGGAGCGCTCCAACCACAGCATCGAGCGCATCGCCGCGCTGATGGGGCTGGAGGATCACTGGGCGCTCTACAAGTGGATCGCCAACGGCCGCATGCCAGCAGTGCTGATCCCAGCCTATGAGCAGGCCTGCGGCATCAATCTGGTGACCCGTTGGCTCGCAGGCAGCGGCGGCAAGCTGCTGATCGACGTACCCACCGGCCGCACCAGCAGCGCCCACGACATCCAGACCCTGCAGAGCACCCTGCATGAGGCCACCGGCCAATTGATGGGTTTCTACTCGGACAATGCCGAGGCCACCGCCACCCTGGCCGCCATCCAGGCCGGCCTGGAGGAACTGGCGTGGCATCGCGGCAACGTGCAGCAGCACACCAACCCGCAACTGGAACTAGGAGGTCATGACCGTGAGTGAGGCCCTGGAGCTTTTCAACACCCTATTCGACGGCCCGCGCGATCCGCGCAGTACAGAGTACCAAGAAGGCTGCCTGTACATCCTGCGCCGCGAGCTGGATGGCATAGGCAAGAAAGATTGCCCCTACCGCATGCCCAGCGCCCAGGCCGATGCGTGGCTGGCGGGTTGCCAGGAAGGGGTGCGCCAGTACCGCTACATCCAGGGTGCCAATGCGGAGCACACAGCATGAACGACGCCAAATACACATCCGAGCAGGTGCAGCGAGTACTGCGCATCTTGCTGGCTCTTGCTGGAAACGAGTTCCGGGGCATGACGCTGAAAGAGGTGGCCGAGGCCGCCGACTGCACCGCAGACAACGCCCTGCGTGGCTTAGAGAACCTGCGCACCGCCGGCCTGGCCGAGCGCAGTGCCTACGACGACAAGCGCTGGATGCTCGGGCCAAAGGTGCCGCAGATCGCCTTCCACTTCGATCAGGCGCTGCAGAAGGCCCAGCGCGAGCTGGACGAGCGCCGTAGCCGCTACACCCGCATTCCCAACTGACCAAAGGAAGTAGTACATGGCCCGCAGAGCGAGCACCCCGGCAGCCACTCCGTTGCCCGAAACCAACAGCGAAGCCTTCCAGGACGAAGCCGGCGCCTTGAGCATGCTGGGCACTATCGCCCAGGGGCTGCAAGACGAGCGCGACCTAGTCAACCAGTTGCTTGGCCAGGCTCAGATGGCAAATGCGTTCGCCAAATTTTCGGAAACCGTTTCGACTTCCAAGCTGGCCTACGTCAAGGAAAACAAGCTGTATCGGGCTCTCAAGGGGAAGAAAACCGGAAACGGTTTCGAATTTTTGTCTGGCACCTGGGAAGAGTTCTGCGAATTGCTTGGCGTCACTGCGCGGAAGGTGGATATGGATATCGCCAACCTCCAGGCTTTCGGCGAAGAAGCCCTTGAATTCATGTCTCGCATGGGTATCGGCTACCGCGAGCTGCGGCAGTACCGGCGGCTGCCCGAGGATCAGAAGGCCGCGCTGATCGAGGTCGCCAAGACCGGCGACAAGGAATCCTTCGTCGAGCTGGCCGAGGAGATCATCGCCAAGCACACCGCCGAGAAGGCCAAGCTGGAGAAGAAGCTGGCGGACGTCCAAGGCGACTATGACGCCCTGTCGAAGGTGGAGGCGGACACCAGCAAGAAGCTGCGCGACACCAAGCTGGAGCTTGAGCGCACTCAGCTCCGCACCGCGCCGTGGTCCGACAAGGTCGCCCCTTTCCAGATCGAGATCGCCAAGCGCCAGGCAGTCATCGAAGAATCCCTTGGCCGCCACCTGCAGGCCGTCGAAGCCCTGGACGCCTGGTATTTGAGCGAGCTGGCCGCAAAGCCGGACTACGACCCGGAGGACCCCGCCGAGATGCCGCTGGAGGTCCGCACCGTCCTGGTTGAGCTGCACGACGCGATCAATCGCGGCGCCCACCTGATCGCCTCCGCCCGCGCCACCCTCTACAACCGCTTCGGCGCTGAGCTGCAGCAGGCGCTGCAATACCAGCTGCCGATGCAGGAAGAAGCTTGATGGATGCCAAGGGGGTGGTCGATATGGCTATCACGCCAGATGTTCGCGAGTACCTGATGGAGCTGGCCCGGCGCCTCGATGCTGCTGAATGGGGGCGGCAAGGGATGATCATGGCCGACGCCGAGGAGTTTCTCGGTTGGTCGCCGGCCACCATCTATCGCCAGCTCAAGGCCGCGTGCGGCTGGAGCTCAGGGCGCAAGGCCCGCCGCGACAAGGGTTCTACTAGCGTCGCCGCCGATGCACTGAAGATGCTCGGTGCCATGCAGCGCGAGAGCCTGCGCGACAACGGTAAGCAGACGCTGTTCACCACCACGGCAAGGTCGATCCTGGAGCAGAACGGCACCCACCTTGGCGTCAGTAACGGGCACCTCAACCGACTGATCGCAGCGCGCAACCTGAACGTGGCAAGCCAGCGCCAGGTGGACCCCGTGCAGGCTCTGCGCGCGCCGCACCCGAACTACCTGCATGAGGTCGACCCCTCGCTCTGCCTTGTGTACTACCTCAAGGGGCGGCAGCACATCATGCGCGAGCGCGAGTTCTACAAGAACAAGCTGGAGAACTTCGCCAGGGTCAAGCTGAAGGTCTGGCGCTACGTGCTGTATGACCGCGCCAGCGGCGCCCTGGTGGTGTGGTACTGCGAGGCAGCAGGCGAGAATCAGCACAGCCTGTTCGACTTCCTGATGCACGCCTGGGGCAAGCAAGAGAATCGCCTATTCCACGGCGTGCCCAAATTCATGCTTTGGGATAAAGGCTCGGCAAACACCAGCAGCGCGATCAAGAACCTGCTTCGCCGCCTGGAGGTGGAGCCGCTGGAGCATGAGGCCGGCAACGCTCGCGCCAAGGGCGGCGTAGAGGTCGGCAACAACATCGTCGAGACTCAGTTCGAGAGCCGCCTGCGCTTCGATCCAGTTGACCACATCGCCGAGCTGAACTTCGCGGCGGCCGCATGGGCCGAGGCCTACAACGCCAACCTGGTGCCGCACCAAGACACCCGCCTGCGCCGGCCTGGACTGGCCGCGCCAGTTGCGCGTTATGACCTCTGGCAGTTGATACGAGCGGACCAGCTGCGTCTGCTGCCCAGCGTTGACGTCTGCCGCTCGCTGATGACCAGCCGCGAGGTGGAGCGCAAGGTCAACCCGGACATGACGATCCAATTCAAGCATCCCGAGGCTGATGCTTCGGCGCTGTACAGCCTGCGCGGCTTGGACGGTGTCACCGTAGGCAGCACCGTTGCCGTCAGCGCCTTGGTCTATGGCGACTGCGCTGTGCAGATCGAGGTTCCGCGCTTCGACGGCGAGATGCTGACCTATCGGGTTGAGCCGCTCCGCGACTTCGACACCTTCGGTCAGCGCCTGGACGCGGCTGTTCCCGGCCAGGAATACAAGTCGCAGCCGGAGACCGCTATCGAGCATGCGGCCAAGGCCATGGACGCGCTGGCCTACCCGGAGCAGGACGCCAAGGTGGCCAGGGCCAAGAACGTCACGCCATTCAGCGGCCAGCTCGACGCCCACCGCCATCTACAGAAGGTCGAGCACCCCGCTTACCTCCCACGTCAGGGCAGCGAGATCGACACACCCGAGCACCTGCGCGCCCAGGTGCCGACACTCTCCGCGATGCAGGCCATGCTCCGGGTCGCCGAGGCCATCGGTCGCAATCTGACGGCCGAGGAGAACACCTGGCTACGTAGCACCTTCAAGGATGGCGTACCGGAGGACCGGGTCAGCGCCCTTATCGAGCAATTCACCCGGCCGGCTGCTGTTCCTCCTGCAACGAATCAAGGCGGCCTGCGGGCCGTGTAAGGACGCCTCATGAAGATGAAGTTGAAGCGAGTTCTTGCCGAGCTGCGAATTCAGCAGAACGAGCTGGCCGCTGCCCTGGAGAAGCCGGACGGCCAACCCCTGAGCGAGGCGACCATCGCTCAGTTGGTCAACCACGGCCAGTGGCCCAAGAGCCTGGGGCGGGTGGGGTTGGAACTCAAGATCAAGGAAACGCTGGTCGCCCGTGGGGCGCACAGCGAGCACCTACGCGACCTGTTCAGGATGGAAGAAGAAGGAGCCGATGCAGCGCCAGTCTTGGCGGGCGACGCTGCATCGGCGCTCAGCAATGCCAACAGCAAAGAGAGCGAGACCATGTTACTAGGAAAAATCCGATTGGCAGCCGAAACCAGGCAGCACTTCCGCCTGGAGAGCGATCCGTTCGACAACGAGATGCACGGCAGCGATGCCGTCTATCTGTCCGATGACATCCGCTATGTCCGTCAGGCCATCCGCCAGACGGCGAAGCATGGCGGCATGCTGGCCGTGATCGGTGAGTCTGGCGCTGGCAAGTCGACCTTGCGCCAGGACCTGGAGGAGTGGATCGAGGCCAACAGCGAACCAATCAAGCTGATCGAGCCCTTTGTGCTGGGCAGCGACGACAGCCCGAGTAAGGGCAAGCCTATCAAGTCCATTGACCTGATAGGCGCGGTCATTCGCTGCATCGGGCGTGGCGAGATGCCCAAGGGCAGCCTGGAAGATCGTTCCAACCAGATGTATGAACTGCTGAAGAATCAGGCCAGGTCGGGCAAGCAGCACGTCCTGCTGATCGAGGAGGCGCATGCGCTGAGCAAGTCGACGCTCAAGCACTTGAAGCGCTTCTATGAACTCCGTGCCGGCTTCAAGCAATTGCTGTCCATCATTCTGATCGGCCAGACGGAGCTGAACGACAAGCTCGACGAGGACGACCCAGACGTCCGCGAGGTGGTTCAGCGCTGCGAGAAGGTCTGGCTGCAACCGCTGGACAACAATCTCGAAGCCTATCTTGCTCACAAGTTCCAGCGGGCCGGGGCGAACTACCTGGACATATTCGACGAGTCCGCATTCAGCGAAATCCGCTACCGCCTGCAGACCAGTAAGACCGTAGGCAAGGGCGCAACCCGTACCGTTAAAAAGCTCTCGCTGTGCTATCCGCTGGTCGTGAACAACCTCGTCAGCGGCGCGATGAATCAGGCGCTCAAGGTCGGAGAGCGCAAGCTCAGCGGCGAGCTGATCGCTGCCGCGCTGCGGGGGGTGTGAGATGCAGACCGCGTCCCTGATCTTCACCGACGAGCCGGATGGCAAAGTCAATGTGTGCCTGGCGTTCAACCCTGCGCTTCCTGGCGGCTCGCATGTCACGCCGGCCATCGCTCTGGCGCTAAAGGCGCTCCGGTTCGTAGCCAAGCAAGGCCGGGCCTCGGCCGTTGAGGAGGAATGAGAATGGCCGACGCCCAAGCCTCTCGTCTGCAACTGGTCAGCGCTCCGGCGCCGGCCAAGGCCAATAAGTCTCCACTCAGCATCCTGGACGAGCAGTTCCTGCCCGCGCTGGGACGCTTCAACCAACTGCACCGCGACCTCCGCGCCGCTGGCATCCCGCTGGACGGCTGGAATTTCCCGGACAACTGCATGGTGATCGAGGAGGAGCACACCGAACTGCTGTCGCGTGCATTCGCCCACGAAATCCGAGCCGCTCGCACCAAGGGCTTCCCCGGCAGCTGGATGGCCCGCCACACGGTCACGATCCGTGGCATCGACGTGGTGTGGTTCACCGTTATGAAGGAGCAGGATCAATGAATCTGGAAATCATCAAGCTCGCAGGCCGTGCTGGCCTGTATCTCATGCTGTGTTGCGTCGCCCTCGCGGCTAGCACCGTCGCCCTGGCGTTCATAGACAACAAGCTGGCCCAAGGTTTGGGAAGTGCGGCTGTGATGCCTGCGCTGATGCTCGGGGGCGTAGTCATGATCGTTGCTCTTTCACAGGCGGTGGCGGCCTTGGGTGTCCGCCAGTCCTTGGAGACGGACGTCGCCCATGAAATACCGGTCCGCACGTTGGCTACCGCCCTGCGTGAGCGCTACGACACGTTGGTGGTTCGAGGCTCCACTTTGCAGGGAGTACCACGCGAAGCGGCAGGTGGTGAAGTGGTCGCCTGGGCAGCTGGTCATTCCCTCGCTGAGCTGGGTCCCCTGGAGAGCTTTGTCCAGGATTTGGCGGACGGCACCTATGAAGGCGACAGCATCGAGTGCCTACAGAGCGAGTCCGAGCGCGTGCTTGATCTGTCGCGTCGCCAGCGCGAGCAGGGCTGGATCGATACGGAGGAGAAGGCCGATGCCTGAGCTTCTGAAATGCCGCCGCTGCCGCTGGGTCGGCACCCATGCCGAGCTGCGCTCAGTCAAGGACCCGAAGACTCACGGTCTCTACAACAACGTCTGCCCGCGCTGCGGTTGCAAGTCGTTCACCGATGCCCCACCCCCGAGCGAGGAGCAGAACCATGGTTGATACCCAACAAACCCCGATCCCGGACGGCTGGCGCCAAGACGCCCAAGGCCGCCTGGTGGCGATCAGCAAAATCGACCCCATCGACATTGCTCGCGACGAGCTGGTGCTGGAGATCTTCACCAAGGCCAAAGCCCTGCAGGATGCCCTCAAGGATTTCAAGGGCGGGGTGTTTGGCGACATCGCTGCTTTCGTCGAAATGAGCGCCGAGCAGTACGGCGTCAAGCTCGGTGGAGCGAAGGGGAACGTCACACTGCGCAGCTACTGCGGCCGGTACAAGATCGAGCGCGCAATGCAGGACTACATCGCCTTCGACGAGCGCCTGCAGGCCGCCAAGGCATTGGTAGACGAGTGCCTGCTCGACTGGCTCGAAGGGGCGCAGCCTGAGGTTGCGACCATCATCCGCGACGCCTTTTCGGTCGATAAGGCCGGCAAGATTCGCGTTACCGCTGTGCTCTCGCTGCGCCGCTACAAGTTCGACGATCCGCGCTGGAAGAAGGCGATGGACATCATCAGCGACGCGGTCCAGGTCGTAGCCACTAAAGCCTACGTGCGGGTCTATGAGCGGGTCGGCGACAGCGACCAGTTCAAGCCTGTTTGCCTTGATCTGGCGGGGGTGTGACATGGACCAGGACCGCATCCTCGACAAGATCAAGAAGTGCATGGAGATCGCGAAGTCGAAGACCGCCAACGCAAACGAGGCCGAGATTGCACTACGTCAGGCCCGCAAGCTGATGGACGCGCACAGCCTGGAGATGGGCGACGTGCTGGCCAGCATGGCCTGCGAGGTCACCATTGAGGCCGGCTCCGAAGGTTCGCCACCGGCCTGGCGGGTGCGCTTGGCCCAGGTGTGCGCCCATGCTTTCGGCACCAAGATGATCATCACCTCAAAGCTGATGCCGCACTTCGATGTTGTTGGCGCGTTCATCTTCGTCGGCTGCTCGGCTGCACCGGAGCTGACGGGCTACGCCTATCAGGTGCTGGAGCGACAGCTCCAGAAGGCCCGCCGCGAGTTCTTGAAGTCGCCGAATAACAAGCGCTGCAAGCGGTCGACGAAGGTCGCCCGTGGCGACCACTTCGCCAACGGATGGATCGATGCCGTGTACCGCAAGGTCGACGAATTCGCGGGGGTCGATGACAGCGTCGCCGATGCCATCCAGGCATACATGGCGAAGCATCACCCGGACCTTGGCAAGTTCGAGATGAAGCGCCGCAAGCTGAAAGCCCGCGACGAAGGCGCCGCCAAGGCTGGTTATCTGGCCGGCAAGTCCGCCCAGCTCCACCACGCAGTAGGTCACCAGCCTACCGCCCGACTGACACACGGGGTGTAGCCATGAGCCTGATAAGCCAATGCAACTTCGAGCAAACCACCCTGGCCCAGGTGGTCCAGCAGGCGGAAGACGAAACGGCCGACACATTCGACCTTGTTCATCTAAGCCTGGATTCCGGGCGTGAGCTGATCCTGGTAGCCATCTCGGGCGACGAGCTGGACTCGGTCAGCATGGTCCTGGAAGGCGTCCGTAACCTCATGCCCAAGGAGGTGGCCTGATGGAGCGCTACCACACGACAGCCGGTGATCCTCCACACCTCCACTCGGAGGCCAAGGCGTCGGCCAGCGCGATGCTGGCCGAACAGGTAGAGGCATTCCTGGCACGCGGCGGCCGCGTCCAGGAGATTGGCCACCAGATGCGCGAGACCCCCGAGCCTTTCGTCATCAACGTGCGCACGACGCCCGTCTACAACGATAACGGGGGCGCACGATGAACGCCGCGCCCAATCCGAACCCCAACCGTGCCAGGCTGATCAAGCTGATTCACGTCGGCCGCCGCGAGTTGGGCATGGATGATGAAACCTACCGCCTGATGCTGGCCGGTATGAAGGGGCTGGGCGGCGCTACCTCGACTGCCGACCTGACTGTTCCAAACCTCTACCGGGTCTTGGAACAGCTCAAGCAGAAAGGCTTCAAGGTCCGTCCAAACACAAAGGGGAAGCGGCCGCTGGCCGCTGACCCGCAATCGAAGAAGATCCGTTCGCTCTGGCTTGAGCTACATGAGCGAGGCGCTCTACGCGACCCATCCGAGGAAGCACTCGCCAAATTCGTCTTGGGCTTGACCCATGTTGCGGCACTACAGTGGCTCAGCAGCGACCAGGCGAGTCGCGTCATCGAGAGTCTTAAGAAGTGGCTCGCTCGTGAAGAAAGGGGGACAGCTTGAAGAACGCCAACCGCTCAATCGCTCACGACCTCCTAAACGATATGGCAGAACAGACATCAACTGCTGCCCGGGAAACGCTAGGGCTCTCAGAGGAGATCGCCGCCGCCCTGGGTACCGATGTGGCTATGCGCATGGTCGAGCGGTGGGGCGGCCAGCAGCTCTATATGCCTAAGGGGGTTCGCATTGTGGCAGCGAGGCTGCACCAACAGATATACGATGACTGGAAAGGACGTAACCAGCGCGACCTAGTACGCAAGTACGGTGTTTCGCTACAGTTCATCTATCGTGTCATCAAGATCATGCGGCGGGCTGACCTCAACCGTCGCCAGGCGGATATGTTTGACTCGGCCAGCGAGGATTAG